ATGCATTCCAAAACGAACTCAAACCACTAGTAGAACCTGACAAAGAAAAAGTCTATCGCAGTCGTGACGAGTATATACAGGCTGAAAAACTTAAGGCCCGCCAACAAGAAATTGCCAAGGAACTGGTACACACCAAGCCTAGACCATGGCCTGCAGGTGTCAGTGAAAGCCCTGATGGTGTGGATCCCACCACCAAGATGTTCCTGGAACAGCCTACAGACGAATCTCCTGATGGTGTGAATCCTACCACCGCCATGTTCTTGACCGAAGTTGACACAGAGTCAGTGGTACAAGAGTTTATCCAACACACCGCCGAGCGTCTAGGTATCCGACACATACCTGAAATCATCATACATCATGACCCGGACTGGTCAGAGTCGAATCATTCGTTTGGCATGTATGTGCCCGACCAGCACAAACTACACGTAAGTCTAGGTGATAGACACCTGTTGGACGTATTGCGTACCACAGCACATGAACTGTGTCATTGTGCCCAACACGAATCAGCACCCTTGCCTGACAATGCAGGCGACACTGGCAGTTCATGGGAGAACGAAGCAAATGCTGTGGCCGGTATCATCATGCGTGACTTTGCTAACAGTCATCCAGAATATTTCCAACAAAATTCTATCAAAGAATCAGCGTCCGGATATATTCCCACAAAAGCACAGGCTCGTGATCCAAGATATAGCATGGCATTGACTGTGGATATCAAGCCAGGGCAAGTGGGCAAGGAAGCCAACAAACTGGCCTTGCACACAGGCAAGAACGGCGAGCCGGCACTGTTAATGAAGTCGGCCAACCTGCAAGAAAGCCTGGCCGCAGAGTTTGCCTTGTTTGAGTCTCAAGACCTATTTGAAATCAACATGGGAAGCAAGAACCTACGTCGAGAGGCTGCCAAGACAGGTGCCATTGCCGGCATGGAATTTGAAATGATTGTGCCCAATGTGGAAGGCGGCAGCGGTGACGCCGACCAGGAGCCTGACTATGACTACGACCAACGTTGCCGTAGCATACAGGACGCATATGACTTTTTCTATGATGGTGACTGGAATAGCCGACGCAGTTGCGACGAGATGCGTGACAGCATGCGAGACGACTATACGGAATGGTTGGACGAAAAGATTGCCAGCGACTGGGACAGTGGGGGCGAAGAATACGTATATCAATGGGTTAAAGAAAACGTAGACGAGTCAGAGTGGAATCCAGAGGACAAATCTGATTTGGAACGTACAGAAGCCCTGGAAGAATATGCTGCCAATGTTCATGCAGATCCTGTTAGTGATCAATATCAATCAGCCTACGAAGAGTTCCGCGAAGAAAATCAAGAAAGTTATGACGAAAGCGACTGGTTGGATGATGCAGACCTAAGTAACATGAGCGAAATTGAAAATGCCTACAGCATGAGTTGGCCACACTGGAGCGACCCCCAGAGTGGTGGCGAAGCCAGCATTGAAGATGTAGCACAGGAATTTGAAAATGCCATAGGTCGCGATGTCAGAGCCAGTGGCAACTATCACTCAGGTAGTGTGCTCCGTCCCAGTCCAACTCAAATACGCTATGTTGTGGAACCTGACGGCAGCCTGGAGCCAGATGATCCCAACGATCAAGGCCTGGAGTTTGTGAGCCCACCCTTGCCCATTGATGAAATACTTTCGGACCTGAACAAGGTCAAGGCCTGGGCCAAGGAATATGGTTGCTACACCAATGATTCCACAGGCCTGCACATCAACATCTCAGTGCCCAACTACAGCAGAGAAAATCTGGACTTTGTTAAGTTGGCATTATTAATGGGCGACAAGTACGTGTTAGACGCCTTTGGTCGAAGCGGTAATACCTATGCCAAGTCAGCCTTGGACATTGTGAAACGTCATGTGCGTGACAATCCTGAAGGTGCCGCAGCCTTGCTGGACAAGATGAAGGGCAACTTGGATCAGTTGGCTACCAAAGCCATACACTCAGGTATCACCAGCAAGTACACAAGTATCAACACCAAGGACGGACATATTGAATTCCGCTCACCGGGCGGTGACTGGCTGGATCAAAACTTTGATCAGATTGAAAATACCCTGTTGAGATTTACCGTGGCCATGAGTGCGGCCTTGAACCCCGAAATGTATCGTCAAGAGTACTTGACCAAGTTGTACAAGTTGTTGAGTGAAAACAACAAAGATGTTGACACCATCAAATACTTCAGTGACTATGTGGCCGGCAAGATTCCCAAAGCCGCACTGCGTAGTTTTATCAAACAAGCACAACTACAACGCAATATCAAGCGTGGCAAGACTGGTGATCAAAAGATGTGGTGGAAGGTCTATAAAGACGGCAAGAATGCTGGCCGATACGGTTCTACAGTGGAAGTGGTTGCCACAAGCGAAAAGGAAGCAATTGAAAAGGCTGCTAAGGAGTGGGGCGAACCACTCTTGGTCAACACTCTGGCTCGAATGGATGCTGAAGTGTTACGGCCCTACGAAGACAAACCTGGCAGCGGAACCTACGAATTATATAACAAACAAACTGGCGACGCTGTGCCCGACACTGAATTCTCTAGTCGCAACAATTCAGATTTGGCTACCAGATTACAAGACTACATTGATCATGGTCAGCATGGCATGAGCCCTATAGACGCTAGTTTTGCGTTTGGTGTTAGGCCTGTGGCAGACTCCGGTGCTGATCAAGGTACCCTGTCTAACAGTCTGCGACCCACCGGTCCTGGACCTTGGGAAATCTACAACAGAGCGACTGGTAACTCGGCTGCTAACCTCAGTGTAGACGGCCAACCCATAACTGATCGTGCTCAAGCACAACGCATGGCCATGGGAAGTATTGCCGCTGGACAGCACGACAATTATGGCGTGAGAACCAGAGGCACACTTAGTGGGGCCAACATAGGCACACAAACCGACATGGAAAACCGCTTGGGTATGCCCAGTCAATCAGAGGACGCCAACTATGCAGTTGTGGATCGCCAAACTCTTGATCCTGTGTTTAGATTCCGTGCAGTGGATAGAGACCAGGCCAACAGAATATATGGTCTTTGGCTGGCAGCCGCAGGCCTGCCCCAAACCACCGAAGACTATGGATTCCAAGAGATTCGATCCAATCGATCCAATAGCAACTGGCGCATAGTCTACAGTGCCACTGGAGAAACGCTCAACACTGTGAGTGGCGCCAGCCGCGATCAGGCCGTGGCCGTACTACAGGACACAGCCCGTAGAAACGGTGTTCGTGCTGACATGTTGAGCCTGCAGCCTGCGCCAGCCTCGGCACAGAACTTCCCACAAGACAGAACTGATGGCCGCAACACGGATTACTCATTTAGAGACCTGTTCGGCACCAACACCACAGCAGATCAACAGCAGGGTGGCATAGTTGATATAGCACCCGATGTAGCACAGAACTTTGGCGGTCAGTTCTCGGGACAGTGGCGCATCTTGGATGGCGATACTGGCACTGAATTGTGGAGATTCCGTGGTGTAGGTAACAGTCAAGCAGATGCCAACAGAATAGCCTACACATGGTTGCAACAGAATGCTCCAGATTCCGACTTTAGAGAAATAGAAGTGGTACCGGTCATGACGGAATCCTTAACTCAAGGCGTGGCGGAAGACGCTTTAAGCGAAATTGCAGCCATGCCGGCCCATCAGTTCGCAGGCGGTAAGGACATGCTGGGTATGTATCAAAAGCCGGCAAAAAAAAATCTAAAGCCTTTGCCCGGCGGCACTGATCTACAGTATGCAATTGTAAAAGGGACACATTTCTATGGTACTATTGTGCAGATTGTGGATCCAGGCATGCCAGGCATTACCCGCCCCCAAGTTGTGGCTGTGCTGAACCTAGACTCAAGCAGTTTGCCCAACACGGTGCAGGTGGGATCGATCACAGTGGACGAAGACTATCGTGGCCGTGGCCTGGCCCGAGCCCTGTACGGCATTGTGTTGACCATCATGCAAAAGAATCTTGTGAGCGGGTCATCACAAACACCCGGAGGTCGACGAAACTGGATGAGCCTGGCCTCCATACCCGGAGTTGAAGTCGAGGGCCTGGTGCGAATCCCCAACCAAATCTTTGACCTGGAACGAACTGCCACAGTCTCGCCGCAATGGCGAAAATACGCTGATCGAACCATGGACCAGATCATGGAACTGGGCGGGCAGTTTTATCATAAAGACAACAACAGCACGTATTGGCTGTTTGATGTTGTGCCTGGCAAGGGTAGTCTGCAACCGGCGGTTCGCAATGCATTAAGCAAACTGTATGGCTATGATTCTGACGCCCTACTAATGGCCAAGTGGACCGGTGCATGATATGATCCTAACAGACCTATTTGAATCCCAGGAAATACACAACCAAGATCGACTGGATCAGGTGCTGGCACGTTGTATTGAATTAATACATGAAAAAAATCACGCCAATCCCAAAAAATACGGCCGGGTGGCTGCCTGTATCATTGACATGAAAAACCGCAAGGTGTTCGGCATCAACTTACCCGGGCCCAACGGTACACGTCGCCACGCAGAGCGTGTGGCCATAGACGCCTATCACAAACGCTATGGCAAGATCCTGCCTGGTGCTATCATTGTCACAACCCTGAGTCCTTGCAATAGGGATATGGAGGAACGTGATGGTCCCAGTTGTCAAGACCTGTTGTTGCAGGCCGGCATTGAAAAAGTCTATTCAGGCTACATGGATCCCTCACAACACAGTGAACACCCGTTCACCGAAGAAACCACCCAAAATGATGACCTGTGGAGAAGATGCAAAGAATTTAGTGATAGTTTTGTACATGATGACTTGACCGAGAGTGAGCATCAACACCTGGATGCTGACCAAGTGCTTGACTATGTCAAACGTGCTCATGCTCCAGAAGCGTTTGACATTGAATACAGCATAACTGATCATCCCAAGTGGGAATTAAAAACTATTCCGCTATCACAACTGAACTTGGACCCTGATGGCGAAGAACCGGATCCTTACAATCGTGTGAACTGGGTGGACAATGACAAAGTTCAAGAATTGATACCACAAATTGAAGCAGTATTAAAACGTATGCCCATTGTGGTTGATCCTTCAGGTTGGATCATTGATGGCAACCATCGTGCCATGGCCGCTGTGGAAGCAGGACTGACCAATGTGCCTGCTCTGGTGCCTGTCAAGCCGGATGTGGCAGAAGGCAAACAACCAGGAAAGTCAGTGACTGATGCCATACAAAAAGTATTGCCTATAGCACAAGAAATATGGTTCCATGGCAGTCGTGCTACAGGAAAGCATCGCAGAAACAGCGATACTGATATCTTGGTAGTTGTGCCCGATGACCTTGTGGGCAATCAGTATCTTGCAGTGGTAAGAACACTTCAAAAACTTTCCTCTATTTTTGACAATTATGACATACAGCCCACTAAGTCAGGAACTAACATACACCGTATAGCACAAGAAGAAGGGCAATTGCTTTGGTCCAACAAGCAAGACATGGCAGAGAATTTTGCTGATGGCCGAGTCAAAGGCAAGAGTCGCCCTGGGCGTGTGAAACGTGCAGGTGCCAGTTGTGACGGAAGTGTAACAAGCCTACGTGCCAAGGCCCGTAAGTACGGCGGCGAGCGTGGCAAAATGTATCACTGGTGTGCCAACATGAAGGGTGGCAAAAAATGAGAGTTACAGATATTATCTTAGAAGCATTTGACCAACCCTATGCGTTTAGATGGGAAAACAATGACGACCTCGATCCTGATCTTGATCCTCGATATGATGCGTTAGCAAGACTGCCGGATGGCACCAATCTCACAATCAATTTCTACACTGACTCTGATGTGGCCGACAACGAAGATTGGATTGTGGAATTTTGGCGTGGGAATCGTTTGGACATTTCCGGAGCCGGTGATGCTCAGCGTGTGTTTGCCACAGTGTTGACCGCAATTGGTCAATTCATAGAAATGGAACAGCCTGAAACTCTGCGTTTCACAGCCGACAAAGATGTTGAGCCCGGACAGAAAGCCATGAGCCGAAGCAATCTGTATGATCGCCTGGTACAACGCTATGCTCAGGCCTGGGGTTATAGATTGGATCGCAGTGACATGGCCAATACAACAGTTTATTTACTATACCGAATAAGATGATACCATACCAAAATAGCCACCGAGGCTCACAGTACAATTTGCAGGAATCAGTTGCACCCGGATTCCATGTGTACCAGGCACGAGTCAAAGTCAAAAATGAGTTGTACACCAACTCCATGGACGTGGCTATCTTTGCCAAGAACCCTGCCATGGCACGTCAACTGCTGATGGCACAGTATGGCAAGGATTCAGTGATCACCGCCGTGGTACAAATTGCATAAAAGTTATAGGCATATATTTTGCTAAATATCTCATGCGTACCGAATTTGTCATGGCCCTAACTGATATCAACTGTGACTGGTCAGGCGACCCCCCACGCTACAGATGTTATGTCAACGACGAATTGTTTACCGAGCGCACTTGGATCTGGACTGAAAACTATCTAGAAGAACAATTACAAATACTGGCCAAGCCTGGTGAATATCAAATACGCTACGAATTGGTTGACACCGGCCATGCAAAACTAACCGCCAACAACTTTAGAATCACACTGGGTTCAGCCACAGTGGACCAAACCGGCTGCGTAACTATTCAGGAGTCAGATTATGAAAATGCATGAAATCATGGAAACCGCGTCTGCAGGTACTAGTTGTGCAGGTGGTGTAGCACCTGTTGCCATGCCCTTGGGCATGATCTCAAGAAATGGCGGAAGCATGCTCACAGGTAAATATGTAACGAGTTCGGATCCCACACCCAACACGCCCAAGGAATACAAAAGGAACAAACATGCTCGCGGACAGTTTAAAAATTCTATTAGCAACTGAATACGCTTTCAGTATCAAGGCACAACTGTTCCATTGGAATGTGGAAGGTCCTGACTTTGCACAACTGCACGAGTTTTTTGGCAACTTATACGAAGAAGTCTACAACAACAGTATAGACAAAACAGCAGAATACATACGTGCGCTGGGCGACTATGCCCCTGGTAGTTTTGAACGTTTTAGTGAACTAAGCATTATTAAAGGACAAACCAAGATCCCACGTGCCCGTCTCATGATTGAAGAACTGTTGGCCAACAACAACCAACTGCTTGATCTACTCAACAAAACATTTGCCACGGCTGAACAAGAAAACCAGCAAGGCATTGCAAATTTTATAGCAGAACGCATTGATGCTCAGCAGAAGCATGCGTGGATGCTGAGAAGTTTCTTGAAAGATGAGCGAGCATGACGGATCCAATCTATCGTATAATCGAGCGCCTGGCCTTGATTGAGGGTAAGACTACCCCAGTCTCAGTCCGGCACGGCTTGAATCAACAACAAAAAGGTGTGCCACAGTTGCCGGCCTTGTTCAAGCCAACAGATATCAGTACCACATTGACCAAGAAGCCCTATCAGAAACATCCTGCAGATGGATACATGGTAGGAGACTCAGTAGAACCTCGCAAGCCAAGTCTTGAAGAAGCCATGCAAGAAGTTGAAGAAGACATGATCAGCCGAGTCAAGCATCAGTTTGCTGACTATCTTGAGAAGTTAGAAAAACAAAATCATCTTGACAGTCATTTAGTTAAAAAAGCCAAGCACGATCTTGAAATTGGCGATGATGGCGAAGTTGATGAGCAAGATGAAGAAGATGCTGCCGACAGTGAAGAAGAATTTGGCAGTGATGCTAGTGACGACTTGGATAGTGATGATGACAGCGACGAAGTTGATGAAAATGCCACATGGGATCAAGATGTACAACCCATTGGTGATCCTGCTGATACAGAAGTAGCACACGGTGTTGAAGATCACATAGCAGCCGATGTTGCCGAACCTGCGGCACCCATGAGTGAAGCACCTGTAAGAACATACACCCTAGAAGACGGTACCAGTTTAGAGTGCTGGGGCGACGATGAGTCAGGTTACGAAGTTCGTCATGGCGAGCGCAGTTTACCCACACGTTTTCCCCGCATTGACCATGCTGACATGGCAGTGCGACTGTTTCAAAAGCGCAGACAGAAACAGGACTTGTCTCAAGATTACATAGAAGAACGATAATATGATAGTAGACCAATTATTTAATCCCAAGCCTCTCAAAGAAAACGGTCCATATGACTTGCCGGGTATTGACTATGACCGCCCAGGTGACGCACCACGCCGGCCAAGACCACAGGGTAGCAATACTCCAAGACGTCATCCTGATGATCCTGACTTCATGGATCCAGACCAACGTAGAATCCGTGCCGACCAGGCACGTGTTAAAAAAGCGCAAGATGAATACCACGCCAAGAAGAAACCGGTAAACGAAGCCCGGCTCATGGAAGATCCCATCTATCGCAGATTCAAACGTGTGGGTCAATACATTAGTGAACAAAAACTAACTGAACCAGAAATCTTACAAATCTTTTCTGATGCCGAAGCAGGCATGACCGACAAGGCCACAGGTGCCAACCGTACCTTTGTAGGCCGTGGCAAAGATGTCACAGTAGACTTTGCCAAAGATGTTGCTGGTGCATTAAAAGGTGTCTGGAGCGGTATACAAAGTTCTGTACCTGTGGCCGCAGTTGATGTAGCATATGACCAAGCCACTGACGCCCTGGCCAATCTAACAGGTGGCCAAAAAGGTGCAGTAATGACTGCGATCAACAAGTATCGCAACCTTGCAAAACAGTATCCCAAGACCGCTGGCCTGGCCAAAGCAGCCTTGGTTGGTATTACTGGCTTGGCCACAGGCGGCGCAGGCCTGCCAGCGGTGGCTGCTTTGGTCTATGGTTTAGATAGTGCAATCAAGGGCGAGAAGTTTTCAGATATTGCACTCAAAGCCGGCGGTGCAGCCGCAACAGCCTGGGCTGGACAAGCCATATACGGTGGTGCCACACAAACAGGACCTGCTGATACTAACGCATTCACCAATGTTAACAACATGGGCGATCACACTGGTGAGTATGTGAGCATGCCTGATGGATCCGATACCGTAAGCCCATTGGTTGCACCGACTCCAGACCTTGCAACATACACAGTACAACCAGGTGATAAACTCAGTGTAATTGCCGATCGTTTCAATACCTCGGTGGCTGAACTAAAAGGATTGAATCCACAATTGGCCGCCGCAAGTGGTGCCACAGGTGGGCAAGGTCTAAATCCTGACGTTATCTTCCCTGGACAACAGATCACATTGCCGCCTGGCACACCCGGTGCAGATGTGTATGCAGGTGGAGTTGGTACCAATGCCAACACCATGGCTGACATTGCTCAAGGACAGGTTCCCAACAGCGCAATCACACAGGGTATGGCTGCCAGAAATGCAGTGAAAGAATCCATCAAGTATCGTGCAAGAATTTTGCCTGCTGACCGATTGATTGATCAGAAAGCCACAGTGCTGAATTGGGCCTTGAGTGAAAGCGTTGGTCGTAAGAGCAAGAGTGTTAATTTAACCACTATTGGAACTTACACAGTGTTTGAAAACATTGATCGATATCGCCTGGCTCTGCTTGAAGCAACACAACCGGGTCGTCCAGACTTGCCAGATCAATATGCTCCAGCCATGTCAGGTGGCGCAGGGGTACCGTCCAAGCCCGGCTTGATCGGTCGTGGTCTCAACTGGTTGGACCGAGGTGTTAAAAAAGTTGGCGGCGCATTAAGCAACTTTGGACATCAATTTACCACCAACGTCACCAAAGAAAAACTCAAGATGAACTGGCATCAGGCCGGCAAGCCCAGTGATTCAGATCAATTGGCCGCATGGTTGGTTGGCCAAGGTGTGCCACAGACTGTAGTGACCAGTGTGTTTGGCAAGATGGGTATTCCTTACACAGCACCGGCCTCACAGGCAACAGCACAACCCACAGCACAACCTACTGCGCCGGCGGTGGGTGGTGCGCAAAGAACATCCAACAGTGGCAGCATCAACCCTGCCACTGGTAAAGCATTTACAGGTGATGAAATACGTGCTAAATTTGGTTTCACAGATCCTGCACCGACGCCAACTGCTGCCACAGACACAGTACCTGGTGCAACAGCACCCTCTGCTGTATCAGCGCCTGGTGCAACAGCCGCGACCGGTGGCAAGTTTCCCGGAGAAGATCCGAAAGGACCTGGCTATGTTGGCCGTAGAGAAGCGGCTCGTCGTCAAGCCGCACGGGCCGCAACAGCAGGCAAACCAGCCACGCCAAATTTTGCTCAACAAGGCGGCGGATACAAGAGTGTGAACTATGCTCCTAATATCAAAACTGGTGTTAGTTTGCCTAAGCCAACTGCACCGGCGGCAACAACAGCACCAGCAGACACTGTTGGAACCTATAATAAAAAAACTGGAGCGGCAACATTAGGCGGCAAACCAATGATCGCTGCCAAAGATTTACCTCCAAATATCCAGAAACAACTCAGCGGGATAAAAGAAGCATTGACTCAGCCTGTAGCAGAACTGTTACAAATGGTTGAGACCAAAGAAGATGTGCAACGTATCAAACAGTTTGTTGATCAAACATTTGCCCGATATGGTGCTGTGAATGAATCAGCATTTGATTTGCGCAATCAGATACTTGAGCATGTGACACAAGTCGGTGCTCAACGTCGTAGAGAACACAGCCAGCAAGTGGCCCACTAACTCAGCCTTAGGACCGAGTGGGCGGCTTCTGCCTGGGCCAAAGGATTCGCTACCCGGCGGCCCAAAACGAGCATATACACGTTGACATCTCCTAAACATCTGTGTTATAATAGTGTTTTAGGAGATTTCTCTATGTCAGCAAAAACATTCAACGGCGATCAAAAGATCAAACTCACCCAAATCATCAACGAAGGCATGCAGGTCATGCACGAAATTGATACCTTGCAGGGTGGTCTCAATGACACCATCAAAGCCATTGCAGAAGAACTAGAAGTCAAACCTGCTATTTTGAAAAAGGCCATCAAACTGGCACACAAAGCAGAGTTTGGTAAAGAAAAACAAGATCACGAAACGCTGGAAACTATTTTGGAGACTGTGGGCAAAACTCTGTAATGTATTCTGTATTTCAACACTGGGATCCGTTAAAGGTATGCGTTATAGGTACGAGTTACCCGCCGGAATTTTATAGATGGATCTAACATGATAAAATTTCCTATTAAACCGTTTCAAGGCAAAGTGTGCTTGTCTCCATTTGTGATGATTGAGGTCGCGCTGGATGGTAGTGTTCGTATGTGCGGTTGCTCGGGATGGCTTCCTACGGTAGTAGGCAATCTTAAAGAAAACACGCTAATCTCTATTCTGGCATCTACTGAAGCACAAGAGATTAGACAAAGTATTATTGATGGGACATTTCAATATTGTAATGAAAAATTATGCGGAGTAATTACTAGCAACCTATTAAATGAATTGGATACTGTACCGCCTAATGTAAAAAAGCTGATGAACGATGCTAGACAATTTGAAATGCCGCATCATATTAGTTTTCAAGGCGATCGTACATGTAATCTAAGTTGCCCTAGTTGTCGCACTGGTATTATAAAAACATCAGACGAAGAAATAGAGCATCAAACCCAAATAGGAAAATTAATTTCTGCAAACTTGTTTTCGGCACCTAATGATCAAAGAATAATACTAGAAGTTAGTGGCACTGGAGAGTTATTTGCCAGCGATTTATTAATGTCGTTTGTTAATTCAATTGACAAGGCAAAATTTCCTAATTTTAAATTACACATCGGGACCAACGGATTGTTATGCCCGGACCGTTGGAATAGAATTTCAAATATTGAATCGTGTGTAGAGAAAGTCACAGTATCCATTGACGCTTCTCAACCCCAAACATATGAACGTATTAGACGAGGCGGTCGCTGGGGCGATATTCTAACTGCTATGAAATTTTTACAACACAAAAAACATTTGCTTGGTATAAAATTACATACAAGGATGATTGTCCAACAACAAAATTATAAAGAAATAAAAGAATTTTATGATCTATGTCAAACATTTGATGTAGATGTAGTTGAATATTCAAGAGTTACAAACTGGGGTACCTGGTCAAAATTTGATTTTAAAACACACGATGTATTTCAACAAGATCATTTAGAATTTAGTCAAGCAAGAGCCGCTATTGATTCAGTTAAAAACTTGCCAGGGGTTTGGTTTGCTGGTTTATAAATCCAATGCGTTTACCAGCATAAATATTCTTGAGTCGCTCACTTTAAGAGCATGTATCATGGCCGACCAGCCACAAGTGGAGAAAAATTGAGTTATATTGACGCACTATTTGATCGTGAACACGATCGCATTCACACAGTAGAACGCCGCAATGGCGAACGGGTTTATCGAGAATATCCAGCAAACTATATTTTCTATTATGATGACCCCAGAGGAAAATTTCAAAGTATCTATGGCACACCCGTATCAAGATTTAGTACAAGAAACAACAAAGAGTTCCGCAAGGAAGTCCGTGTTCACAACCATAAGCCGATTTATGAAAGCGACATCAATCCCATCTTTCGATGCCTTGAAGAAAACTACAAAGACCAGGATGCGCCTGAACTTCACACAGCGTTTTTTGACATTGAGGTGGCATTTGATAAAGATCGCGGCTTCTCACCTGTATCGGACCCTTTTAATCCCATTACTGCGATTTCAGTCTATCTAGACTGGTTGGATCAATTGGTCACACTTGCTGTGCCTCCTCGACATCTCAGTTGGGAGACAGCACACGAACTAGTACGGGACTTTGAAAACACAATCTTGTTTGAAGATGAAGCAGACATGATCAAAACATTTCTGGACTTAATTGATGACGCAGATGTGTTGAGTGGTTGGAATTCAGAAGGCTATGATATTCCTTATACTGTCAACAGATGTGTGCGAGTTCTGTCAAAAGACGACACACGTAAGTTTTGTTTATGGGGACAACTGCCCAAGAAGCGGGTGTTTGAACGCTTTGGTGCAGAGAATGAAACATATGACTTGATTGGTCGTGTGCATATGGACTATATGCAACTGTATCGCAAGTACACTTATGAAGAACGTCACTCATATAGTTTGGATGCCATTTGTGAATACGAACTGGGTGAGCGCAAAACGCAGTTTGAAGGCACCTTGGACAGTTTGTACAATCAACACTTTCGCACATTTATTGAATACAACCGCCAAGACACCATGTTGATTGGCAAGTTAGATAAGAAACTACGCTTCTTGGATCTAGCCAACGAACTGGCACATGCCAATACTGTATTATTGCAAACTACTATGGGTGCCGTAGCAGTGACCGAACAGGCCATTATCAATGAAGCACATGAGCGTGGCATGGTTGTGCCTAACCGCAAGCAACGCCTTACAGACGAAGACACACAAGCCGCTGGCGCTTATGTGGCCTACCCCAAGAAAGGTGTGCATGAATGGATTGGATCAGTTGACATTAACAGTCTATATCCATCAGCAATTCGTGCCATGAATATGGGTCCAGAGACTGTGGTGGGACAACTGCGCCAGACCATGACTGATCACTTGATTAAGGCCAACATGGCCAAAGGACAGAGTTTTGCGGCGGCCTGGGAAGGTATCTTTGCCAGTTTAGAATACACTGCCGTGATGAATCAAGAGCGTGGCACTGAAATTACCATTGACTGGGAGTCAGGTGAGGAGAGTGTGCATTCAGCCGCAGAGATCTGGAACATTATTTTTGATTCAAACCAACCTTGGATACTCACTGCTAATGGTACTATTCTCTCATTTGAGAAAAAGGGCATTATTCCTGGCTTGTTAGAGCGTTGGTACCGCGAACGTCAAGAACTACAGGCTCGAAAAAAGGACGCAAAAGATGCCAAAGAAATTGCATTCTGGGACAAGCGACAACTGGTTAAGAAGATTAACCTCAACAGTCTCTACGGGGCTATTCTTAACCCGGGCTGTAGGTTCTTTGACAAACGTATTGGACAGTCAACGACACTTACTGGTCGTTCGATTGCCCGGCACATGGACGCTTATCTTAATGAGTGTATCACAGGCGAATACGACCATGTGGGAAAAGCAGTTATATATGGTGACACAGACTCGTGTTACTTCAGTGCTTGGCCAGTCCTCAAGAAAGAAGTGGAAGAAGGCCGGATGGCATGGTCAAAAGAAGCGTGTATTCAACTGTATGACAGCCTTGCTGAACAAGTCAACGACAGTTTCCCAGCCTTCATGGAACAGGCGTTTCACTGCCCCCGAGACATGGGTGCATTGATCCGGTGTGGTCGTGAAACTGTGGCAGATCGTGGCCTGTTCATTACCAAGAAGCGTTATGCTGTGAATGCTATTGACATTGAAGGCAAACGACTGGACGTCAACGGTGCCATTGGTAAAACCAAAGCCACAGGCTTAGACTTGAAGCGTAGTGACACTCCCCGAGTGATTCAGGACTTCTTGTTGGAAATTCTAAATAAACTGCTTGCTGGTGCAGGTAAAGATGAGATTGTGGAACGTATCAGAGAATTCAAGTATGAATTCAAAGAGCGCCCGGGTTGGGAGAAAGGCTCACCTAAACGTGTGAACAACTTGACCAAGTACCAAGCAGAGGAAACTCGATTGGGAAAAGCCAACATGCCAGGTCATGTGCGAGCCGCAATCAACTGGAACAACATGCGCCGGATGAATGGCGACAACTACTCGATGGCGATTGTGGATGGCATGAAAACTATTGTGTGTAAACTCAAGTCAAATGCATTGGGTTGGACTTCAATTGGTTATCCCACAGATGAACAACGCCTGCCTACTTGGTTCACTGCATTGCCGTTTGATGACGGAGAGATGGAGGCCACTGTGGTGGATGGCAAAGTTGACAACTTGTTGGGCGTGTTGGATTGGGACTTGGCGTCAGCAACCAATACAGAAAATACATTTACCAGTTTATTTGACTTCGAATGAAACTCAGCCAAATTGTTGCATATCTGAATTTGTTGGATTCACTTGATGTTGCCGGTGAATGCAATATTGCCACAGGCAAATTGAATCATATAACACACGTTGTGACCAATCATGCCGATCAAGATCCCACTGCCAGCAACAATATCACAAGAGTATTCAATGAAATAACCAATAGTATTGCAAAGTATGCTGGAGAAATAGAAATGCTGAAACAAAATCTTAAATCTGAGATCATCCAGCGTGAACAAGAATATCTTGACAATAGTTTATATTTGTATAGAGAAGAATTTGTGCATAATTCTCCAGATGTTATTCTAAATAGACGCATGAGAATTGACGACGATGATGATTTGATGTTGCGCACTCGACTTAAAAATTTAACCGATTGGCGCTTGCCCGGTATGATTTTGAGGCCGGGATTGGAAACCTATATTGAAGACATGGTACCGTTGGATCCTTTATATGTGGTAGACCATGACTCAGAACTGATGCGACCTGCTATCAGCAAGTTCACACCAGAATACCAACGCAGGCTACGTGAATATGTGATTGACGACTGGGCAGATGGTCCTATATTGGGTCAACTGCCTGTCAATCAGTTTGGCACAATATTTGCCTATCATTACTTTAATCACAAACCCATGCCGATAATTTGCAAATTCTTGACAGAATTCTATGACAAACTGAGACCCGGCGGCAGTGTGCTCATGACCTACAACAATTGTGATCTAGCACATGGAGTGATTCGGGCCGAACACACATGGATGCTGTACACTCCTCGACGACTGATTGAACAACACGCTACTGAACTAGGCTTTGAATTGATCATGGCCTGCGATGGCAAGGGAGATGTGAGTTGGATAGAGTTCCGCAAGCCCGGAGACATAGCAAGCCTGCGAGGCGGCCAGACTTTAGCCAAAGTACTTGCAAAACTCGAATGAAACCAGTATACTTAACACTTAGGAGAAACTTATGAGAGATTACTTATTGGATTTGGTAGAACACACTTATGATCTGGGCTGTATTGACCTGGTCAAGATCGTTGGCGATACCAGCAAAACTGACATTGTTGGCCTGGCAGAAGACCTCAGCGTGGTCATCCGAGGCAACTTCCATAATCCTGTGGCAGACTTTGTGGGAACATTTGGCATGCCTAACTTGGGCAAACTAAAGACCTTGCTGAACTTGCAAGAGTATAAGGAAGATGCCAAACTGGCCATCACAAAAAGTTCAACTGGCGAATCAGATGGTATCGCATTTGAAAACAAAATTGGTGACTTTCGAAACAACTATCGTTTTATGGCATCGGGTATTGTAAACGAAAAACTAAAGACTGCCAAGATTCGTCCTGTGACCTGGCACATTGAGTTTGAACCGACCAATGCGGCTATCCAGAGAATGAAGTGGCAAATGAGTGCCAACGCAGAGGAGGCCAACTTCCAGGCCAAAACCGAAGGTAACGATCTCAAGTTTTTCTTTGGCGACCATTCAACACACTCAGGCAACTTTGTGTTCCACCCAGGAGTAAGCGGTCAGTTGAAACGTGCATGGTCATGGCCTGCCAAACAGTTTGTGAGCATCATGGACTTGACTGGTGACAAGAAAGTACGCATCTCGGATGATGGTGCCGCAGAAATCACAGTTGATTCTGGATTAGCAGTATATCAATATCTATTACCGGCACAAAGCAAATAATGACTGACCCTGTTGTGCAAGACAACTTGACTGCCAAGCAGTCGGACTACGCTGTATTCCTCCCGGCCATCAGCGGGTTTTATGCTACGTTTATCGGCAAACAAAGGAATGAACCATATGTGGATCCGGCTCGACTTCCTCAGGGCATTACGGACATGGAGCAACTTAACTGGCTTAATAGTACCAAAGCCTTGTTCCCCTACAAGTGGAGTCTATACTCAGGCGGACATGCAAATCTTGACCTTGCTAAACAAGACTGGTCAGAAGACATGGTGCGGTCCCGAGAGCCTGGAACGTTTATACTGGGAGACTCTGGAGGGTTCCAGATTGCCAAGGGTCTTTGGGAAGGTGATTGGAAAGCCAACTCA